CCCGCTGCTGCTCCGGCCTCGGCGCAAACTTGATGATGCGCCCGTCGTCGGCCCGCTTGATATGGTAGAGGTTGCGAAGCCGCCAGAGCGGGTTGGCCAAGTCGTCGGTCGTCACGCCGGTTTGTCGCTGGCTTTCACGATTCCGCGGAAGACGCCAACAAACTCGTCGGTGAGGTCATGCTTAACCTCCTGCTTCTCGGCCTCGGCCAGACCCAGCAGCTTGACCAGTTCGCGCACGGCTCCGGTGGCGGCGCTGCAATCCTCGCGGGCGTAGGCTTTGTCGTGGATCTTCTCCAGCTTGTCCGCGGCGCGGGCAATCATGGTTTCCTTCTGCTTCATGCGCGTCTCGCGGGCGATGGGATTGGCTCGGTCGATGTAGTTGGCCGCGGTGCGCTTGCAGACCTTGAACTCGCTGCAAATAGAGGAAACAAGATCAGTGAAGCGGCGACCTTCCAAAATCCAATCGGTCACCACGCTCACGCGGTGTTCCATTTCGCTGTCGGAAGTGATTGGCATGCGTCTTTTCTACTCTGATGGTCAAATTAAAACATTGACCGCTTGGTCGTTTGGTTTCCTTAAATATCCTTCCTTACTTGGTTTCGCTCCTGCCTGTGCGCTATTGAGTCGTGCGTAGTCCTCCGGTTTGGCCTTGTGGCACGCGATGAAAGTCTCGGTCGCATCTTCCGCTGGCGCATTGCATGTAAATCGGGAGTCGTTCTCCGGTATTACGCGGATCAGATGCAAATTGATCGCTACCGTCGCATCGCTGCTCCGGTGGTGCCGCACCAGTTCTCCATGCCAGTGTCGCTGTTGCAACGCCAGCGCGGTCGCCCGCGAGAGCGCGTAGCCGCACCCGCCATGAATGGATGGAAATTTGTGGGTGTCGTTGGATAGCACGCCCTGCACGCATCCAATGGCGTGATGCTCGTCGGGATTGAGGTCGATCAGTCGCAGTTCCAAGCGCCTTGGAACGACGTAGCCGTCGTCGTCCACGATGTAGAGCCAGTCGTAGTGCGGCTGGAACGTGTCGAGCGCGTAAATCGTCTTGTCTATCGCGCTCAAGTAGTCCCCTCGCCCCACATGCTCGTCGCTGACAAAGCGGACGGTGCTGGGTTTTTGAACGTGTCGCGTCCAGTTTTCGCACAGCGTGCGCCGGTCGCGGGTGCGCTCGCTCGTTTGGATGGCGTAGTCGATCTTCATGGGTTTTGCCATCCTTCGTCCGGTTTGTTGCGCCAACCCCAGTGCGTGTAGTCTTCGTAAAAGCGCGGCTCGTAGCGTTGTGTCCACGACGCCATTTCCAGCCAGCGCCACTCCCCGCGCATTTCTTTGGGAAAAATAAGAAAGCGCCTAACAATGCGCCGGTCGCCGCTGTTGGGCTGCGGCTTGTTGTTTTCGTGCCATCTCATAGTTTGGTCACCATGAGTATTCCCTCGGCGCGATCAGCTTGAACTCGCTCACCGGAATGTGAACGACGGGTTCCTTGTCTGGTTCCCACCGCACCTTGTTCGGAATCATGTAGCCCACCGGATACGGTTTGCGCTGGATCATCATGTAGTGGATGCCCTCCAGCCATTCGACGCAAAAGGCGACCGGCAAAAGGTCGGTCATCTGCATGGCGTGGACGTATTTTTGCGCGCTCCATGTCAGCGTGTTGTATTTGTTAATCGACAGCAGTTCGCCGTCCTTGTCCTTGCGCTGACGGGCCTCGGCAAACGCCACAGCCCGCCCGTTCCGAAACAGCACAGCATCCACGCAATAGGCTTTAGAGCATGGCGCGGCCTCGCACTTAAACGCCTCGGCGGCGGTGCGGATGATCCGCTCCTCCGCCTCGCGGTGCTGTGCTGTTTCAAAAAGCGGCATCAGAACGGAATATCGTCGTCAGTCGCCGGTTCGTCCGTCACCCGCGGTGCCGCCGGTTTCGGCGCATTGTAGTCGGTCTTCTCCTTGGGTTTCCAAGGCGGGCCAACCTTGATCGACAAGAACTCGTTGCCCGCTTTGGACGTCTTGTTCCAAATCGAGATTTCCAGTTCCTTGCCTTCGATGTTTAGCGGGCCGGAGTAGTCCGGCGCGTTGGGGTTTTTCTTTTCCCGCGGGAACGCTGCCCCGCGGTTGTTGTCGTCGTATGATTGCATGTTGTGTTTATGTTTGTGATATCCAGCGTGCCGTTGGGCAGTGCTGAAATTTGATCGCTGCGGAAATGGCAGATCGCGCCGTCGCGCTCCATCGCGCATGTCCAGATGTCGTTGGCGAGATTGCTCTCGCGGCTGACGATGATGGCCCAGCCATAGCCAATGGGCGTCGAGACGGGGAACGGGCGTTGCAGTTCCAGCATCATGGGAAAAGGTTCCGGCGGGTCGCGGTTAGCGTCATACCGCGACGGCCCCCACACACATATCGGGCGATTGCCACATGCACGTTGACACAGCCTTTGCCGCCGGAAAGTTTCATCGTCTTTTGGTTTTGACTAAACCGCGCCGAAAGTATTGCGGATTGCGTTCCATCCACGCGACCACTTCGCCGGTATTGCCGACGTCCGCGGCGCGAAAGGCGTTGTCGGAAACGAGGTAGCAACGCTCTGCGAGAATGTTCATCACCGTAATCTCGTCATCGTGCAGGACGTTCTGGATGTAGGACTCCAGCGTGTTGGGCATGCGTGGATTTTATGGGTGTGGTCAAATGCCGCTGCTCAAAATTGGCGGCATAATTTCCACGCTCAACCTCCAGCTTGTAGTAAGCAAAAGAAACCATGCCCAATATGTGAGCGTCTGTTGGGACAAAATATTTCCATCCAGCAGACATTCCTTTGCTTATGTAATAACAAAAAAACGCTGCTTTTTTTCCGGTGTCTTTTTTTAAAATAAGTGTCGCTGTCGCGTCTGACATTGGAATGATTTCGCTTACTTCAAAGGTTTCTTTGTTGAAGTTCCCTTCGCGGTCTTGGCGCGAAAACCGTCGCGCCAACTCGTCGGCAAATCTTTGTAGTTCGTGAGCTAAATGCTTGTTCACGCTGCCACCACCCCTTCTAACTCGCGGATCTTCTCGCGGATGCGGGCGACCTCGGCCTTGGCCTCCGGCTTCCACTCGGTTTCCCAAGGTGTCTGCGCTTTATGCTGTCGCAAACGGGGGTCGCCCTTCATTCGCTCCAGCTTCGCTTTTAAGGCGTCGATGCCCTGTTTGGCATCCCAGACGCCGCGGGGTTTAGTCAAAGCCGTGGCGGGGCGTTTACGCTCGTTCTCGGCCCAATGTGATGCAAAGCGTGATAGGTCATGCGGCATGGACTTGATCGGGATCGCATTTCGATCCACCCAACCTACCGCTTCGCGGGCGTCGTAATACGCCTTGCACACTTCCGGCGTTACGCTGGCCATCTGACCGGCTGCGACAACCTCCTCCAAAGTCCACCCGCGGCGGATAGATAGATCCATAGAAGATGAAGATGAAGAAGAAGGGGTTGGTTTTTGCTTGCCGGTTTGCTTAACCAAATTCCCAAGCAAAAGCGGGTTGCCCCCCTTGCTTCCGGCCTCGGCCCGAATCTGTCTAATCTCCTCATCACGAACCATTCGCCGCGAAAAGATCGCGCCATTTTCGTCGCGGGAGAACACTTTATTCTCCTCCAGTTCTTTCAATAATTTGAGGCAGGTTTGCGGCGACAAACCCACAAGTTTTGCGAGGGTTTTGTGCGAGAAACCCCTGCCGTTTTGCGTGAGTTTGCCGTATTCGTCGCACTCATGGGCGATGCACATCATCTCGACCCACAGCCCTCGCGCCGCCAGCGAGCAGAGCCGGAGGCCGGAGTCGTTGCGCCAGTCCGACGGATAGAATTGAAAGGATGGGCGCTTCACAGCCTCTCCTTCATCGTGATTTCCAAATACGGATCTCCCACGCGGCACTTCTCCGCGACCAGTTGATCCACCAGCGCGTCGTCCGCGATCCATCCGGCAGGCACCAGCGCGTCCAAAACGCCCTTGCACAAGTTGTCGAGGTCGGGTCGCACCGCGTGGATGCGCTCGTTTGGCCGCGCCTTGGTCACGCGGAACGCAAACTTGATCTTGATCAAGACTGGAAATTCCACCGGTTGCCGCGGCTTGAATTGCCGAAGCTGCAAGACCAGCGCGTCCTGCGCGTCCTTGACCTTTTTCTTTGTGAAGAACATGGGGCGACCGGCGCGAACCATCACGCCCTTCTGCTGGGCGGTGACGGTTGGTGGGTCGCCGTTAATAATTGCGGTAATCATTGTGTGGGCTTTTTTCTGCGCGGTGGGCGCGGTTTGGGCGTGGTGATCCGGCGGCGAACAAATCCCTCCGGCAGACCGATTTCGATGAGAGCGGCTTGAAGGTCGCTGTCGGGAACCTCCGCGCCGTGCTTGAGCATGTCATCGAGCGCATCGCTGCGGTCGGGAACCATGCGGAGGGACAGCGTCTCCCACCACACGATCCGCGCCGCTGCGTGCCTCACGGGCAGCGCCAGCGCCATTAGACGCTGACGCCACTCCGCGGGCGTGATGCCTCGGCTCCAACGTGGAACGTAGGCTTTGTCGCTCATTAGAGGACGCTCTCCGCTTGTTTCTGCGCCCACGCCGGAAGCGCGAGCGTAGTAATGTCCTGCGTGAACGACGGCCAGTGGTCTTCGGCCATGCAGTGCTTCACCAGCGCGAGGTCACGCTGATACTGCTTGCGGCCCCACTCAATGGCTTGCTGGTCGAGCGCGTAGACGGCGACCGCGTAGGGCGGCGTTTTCTCCACGCAAACAAACAGGAACTCCGTCTTGTCGAGTCCCAGCAACGCGCACAGATCGAGGTAGTAGGCGGCTTGAACGTCGTAGCGGTAGTTGACCACTGACTTGGCCATCATGTCCGCGTCTGCGGACTGGCAGGACTTGATGTCCACGATGACGTTGCCGGATTCCGGCAGCGCATCGATGCGGGCCTTGCGGAGAACTCCGTCTTCGCCACTTGCGAACAGCGAAACCTCCGTCTTCGCGTTGGCCAGCACCCGCTTGACCGCGGGATGCGCCCACACTGACTCGCGCATGCCGGTGATGGTGTCGGCCTCTTCCTGCGTAATGATCGGCTTGTCCTGCGCGGCCTTCCATTCCTTGCCCTCTTTAGTGGCAAAGTTCATGCCCGCGGGTTTGATGACCCACGCATTGGCAACCGTCTCCGGCTCCAAGATGGCGCGGTGGATCATGCTGCCCAAGCGCATCGCGGGCGTCTGCTCGTCGGGGATCAGCCCGTCGAGCTTGGCCTTGAAATGCGCGGGCGTTTTAGGCGGCGCAATCCAGTCGAGCAGCGATTTGCTGATGCCTTCGGCGGCGCGATACTGGCCTTCCGGTAACGAGAGGATGCCGCTGTTCATTTCAGCACCTCCGCAAACAGTTCGCCGGTCGCTTTGTCGTTGAGCGCGGCGCGTTGAGACGGCTCCGCGGCGGTGTCGAAGAACTCCGCGGCGGTTGTCGGCTCCGGCAGCACAACGCTGGACGCGACTTCGCGCCCGCGGGCCACCTTGACTTGGTAGTCGGCCACCTCTTCGCGGATGCCCAGCCCGCGCAGCGCGTCGGGGAAGGCATCGCGCAGCGCCCAGCTACGCGCCCGCATTTGCAACATGCGCGACGGGTATTGCTGCCAAGGCCCACTCTTGCCCCAGAGTTGCGCCTTCTTGGCGTCGGCCTCGCTGAACGTGCGGACGACCGGCGAGCGGTCGCGGCGCTTGACCACGCATGTGGCGGTGTTGCCCTCGACCTTCTCATCGATGTCGAGGAACGCCGGATGTGCCGTCGCAATGGCCAGTGCGGTGTCTCCGTAAACCACCGGCTTGCCGTTGACGATGGCGATGGACTGGAGCGCCTGCATAGGCGCGAGGCCCAGTTCCAAGCCATGCTGGACGGCGACCATGACGGCTTCGGGACTGCTAAAGCCCTTGGGCGCGAGGCCACTGTTGACGACCGCCTTGCAAAAGCGGCCAAGTTCATCAAAAGAGCGCAACTGCACTCCGTGGGAGTCGAGACTGATCTCGACCGGTTTTTGCTTGGCCAACGTGAGTTGACCACTTTCTGTATGCATTGTATTTTGGTCTTTCATTGTGTGACCCGTCTCCGCGGCATGCTGCGGGGGCGGGTTTTGTTTTGTGGGTTGCATGCCTAAATTCGTGTGCTGCGGTTTTCGATTTTCCGAAGGAGCCAGCGGTTCCACTTGTGGTCGGCTTGAGACTTGTCCCAGCCAGTCATCCATCCGGCGCTAAACGCGCCGACGACGGTGCAAAGCCACATGGCGGCAAGCAGTGCGACGAGGAGGTAGTCCATTACGCGACCTCCGATTGCTGGAGTTTGCGGTATGCCGCGATGGCCTCGCGGATGTTGTCGCGCCAGACAGGGTCTTTGCGCCATTTGGCCCAGCGGCAGATGATCTCCTTGAGGGAAAACCGCATGGTGACGATTTCGCCGTGGGTGAACGGCGGGACTTTGTATTCGTGTGGGTTCATTGTGTTTTTGCTTTGTGTTTGAGGCGTTGACTCATGGCCGACGCGAAAGTGACGGGGTCGTGGTGGATGTGTTCGCCCTCCTCCAGCAGCCAGTAGTGGATGTCCGCGTAGCTCCACCCCTTGCGCCGGAGAATGGCGACCGGCTCGACGAGTTGGTCGTAGTTGTGGCGACCGTTCCGCGGGACGGCGTTGCGGGCTTTATCGATCAGCGTCATGGGGCGTGGGCGTTAGGTGTATGACACCTGTAGGCGCAAAAAAGTCCGACAAAACCTTCGTCACCTGTTTGGTGAAACTCCGGTGTTCGGACTGCGCGTGTTGTTCGATGACCGCGGCGAGATCACGCGGCATCGATATACTTTTTCGGGTGGTGGGTTCAGTGGGCATGGGCTGGTTGGGTTTAGGCGGCAATATCCATGAGTTTTTCTTCGATGGTTTCGTAGGCGGCGTTGTATGCCTTGCTGTTGCGGCGTCCGCTCCATTTGGCGACGATCTCAATCAAGATGCGAATAGCGCGGTCGCTGGGTTCGTGGTTGGCCATCAGATCGCGGCAAACGCTACCGGCAAAGCCCTCGTCGTCGGCGCAAGCGCGAATGGTGTCCTCGCCAAACGCGGCAATGATGGCTTGGCACTTGCTCACGCGAGCGGCCTTGGTGGCAGCGTGCATGGGCGCGACAAGTTCCTTGCATAGCGCCTGCGTGCGGAGTCGGCCCTCGTCCTGCACAAAACTATCGGCAAACCAATCGACGTAGCTTGGGTCTTCGACAAAAACATCGCGCACGGCGCGACCTTGGTATTTGCCGAACTGAAAAACGCTCCAGTCGGTCGCCTCAAGACGGCGCTTGCGCTCGGCAATCTGCTCGTCGGTCAAGCGGTCGCGGACTTGATCGGCGTCAAGTCCGACCTTGGCCGCGCAGTCCATGCCGATGTTGCGGACAACGCCGTTCTCATCGCGGATGATAACGTGGTGCATGATGCCGCGTCCGCAGTGCGAGCAATAGCCCGCGTTGGCGGGAGCGGCGGCAAGCGCAAGCGAGTAGGACGTTGGATTGGCCTCGGCCATGTGCGCGGAGGGCAACGAATAAAAGCCAATGATCTTGGCGGTGCGGATAGTGCGTGACTGCGTTTTCATTGTGTGTGGAGCTTCGACATACATCGAAGTTAGGTGCATTACACCATGTGCATGACACCTCGCCAAGAAAAAAATGATGGCCCCGCTAAATTTTTTTTCGGCTGAATTTGAAGGTCTGATTTTCGCGCAGGAACTTCTTCGCTTCGGGATAGCGGGTAGCGAGGATTTCCAAGGTCGCCCTTGTAAAGTCGCCCCCGTATTGCGCGTCGGCCACGCCTTGGATGCGCTCGACCAAGTCACTGGGAAACGACAAGGACTTCACCACCCGATCTTTCGACCGGCGGTTGCCGCTTGTGCTGGTTTTCTTTTTCATGTGAGCAAGTGTCATGCACCGTGTGACACCTGTCAACAATCTGACCTATGGGGAGAACGCCCCATAAAAGTTGCTCCGGTGTAACGCCCTCGCGCTCCGCGAGTTGACGAATGAAGGTGATGATCTGTTGTTCCATATCACCCGCGAAAGTAACAACAGGGGTCGGACATTTACAGTCCAACCCGTCTCATCTTTTTAATATCACGCGGCCTTGGGCGTCCGCTTGTGAAACGCCTTGCCCCGCCGCTTGTAGACCCCGCGGATTAGCCTTTCTTTGTAGCTGGGGTTATCCTCGTAGAACGCTGCCTTACGCTTGCGCTCCTTTGCGGCGAACTTCGGGTCAGCGTAGCGGTCGCGGTAGCGTTGCCGCATGTATTCCTTCTGCCGGTCGGGATCTGCGTATGGCATGACTGGTATAGTCAAAACCAGTTCTAAAGAGCCTGCAATGTCTAAAATGAGTGTTAACTCACTGTGCTAACTCCGGCCTTCCGCGAGCATTTAACAGAGTAAAACAGGCCCGATTCACTTGAACCCATAACTGGTCATTTCCCTTCTGTTACAGAGTAAAGAGTGACAATTTTGCATACATTTTAGGTATTTCATTGCATAACTAATAGTGCTAATTTTCACTTCGTTATGGCATCGCTTACCACCCTCCCCAAGTCACCTTACTGGATAGCCCGCATGAGAGTGTGGGTTGCTGCGCCGGAAAGCCCGTCTGGCGGCTTTTGGCGACTCACCATGCGTAGCACCAAGCTACCGCACAAAACAACCCCTAAACGCACAGCCAAGGCTTTTGCCGACGACATGGAGCGGACGGCGCGGGAGCTACGTTCGGTCAAACCGACGGCACAATGGTATGCCCATCGCGTCGATAGCCTCATGCGGCTGGCCAACATCGCCAGCCCGCGCAAGGCGGTCACTTGGACAAAGGCCGCGGAAAGTTGGGTCGAGGCCAAGACGACGGCCAAGCCCAAGACCATCGACAAATACCGCACCGACATCGCCCACTTCGCCCGCTGGCTCGGCGTGCGGGTTAGCCACGATCTGCGCGACATCACGCCCGACGACATCAGTGCCTTCTTCCGCGACCTCAAGGACAAAGGCTACTCGGATAACACGGGTGCGCTCATCATTGCCACAATCCGGTCAGTCTTCCGGCGGGCCGTCCTCCTGCGCCAGATCGACGTCAACCCTGCGGAACTACTCACCATTAGCCGTTCGGACGCGGCCAAGCGCCGGTCGTTCACGCCCGACGAAATTGGGCGCATCCTCGCCATCGTAGACGAGGAATGGCGGGTCGCCTGCCTATTCGGACTCTATTACGGCATGCGATTGTGGGACGCCTGCAACCGATGCCACGAAGAGATCGACGGCGGCGTCTTACGCTTTGTCCCGCAAAAGAAGTCTCGCAAGGGCAAGGTAGTTGCCGTCCCCCTTATCGGGGAACTGGCCAGCCTGCAAGGCACCGGCCCCATCACGCCGCGCCTGCACAAGCTAACGGTGTCAGTAGCCAGCGGGCAGTTCTCCCGCGTCTTGGACAAGGCTGGCATCGTCCGGTCGCGTCAGAAGGCTACCGGCAAAGGCCGCGGAGTTGTGGATGCGACCTTCCATAGCTGGCGGCATACAACCAATTCGCTACTGGTAGACGCGGGCGTTGACCAGAAGGTGCGGCAAATGATTTGCGACCACGATACAGTCGAGATGTCCAACCGCTACACGCACGCCTCGCTGGCCACGATGAGCAAGGCGTTGGAGTCGCTGCAACAGCAGATCAAATAGGCCGCTCGGCCATTTCGTCAACAACTTGCCAGTTGTTACAGGCGTTGCCCGCATACCAATAAACGCAGGAAGTCCCGCGCTCGACCAATTCATTAAGCGTCCAAAAAACAAAGCACTCTTTTTCCTGCACCCACATAGCCAGCACATCAAACTCACCGCGCTGGTATCGAGTATAGCGTTTTCCGTAGTCCTTGGGATTCGCGGCGCAGGATGGCTTGCCAGACCCAGCTATGAATTTCCAACTGCCGCTTCCCTTGTCTTGATACACTCCTTTTTTGACTTGCACCGTCACCGGCCTACCGAATGGCCGAAAGACAATGACGTCGGCTTTGGTCGCGTGACCAAACGGAACGTAGCAGTGCCAGCCGTTGCGCTGCGCCCTCACCAAAAATTCCGCTTCGGCAATGCTGCCGGACTCGCAGTTGCGCGGTGCGTCGTCGTTGACATCCGGCGAGGATTCAAACTCGCCTACGTCGAACAAGTAAGACGCGGCTCTATCCTCTCCAAGTAGCATTATTTCCGCGGGTGTCCAGATGAACGAACGAGCGATACAGCCCCAGCCCGCCCTTGAACATGCCCTCGCGCCGGAGGTCGAGCAGGACGAGGTAAAGCGAGGCCGGTTGCGCCGTCACCAGATCGGTCGCGTTGAAGCGCACATGCGTCGAGTTGCTCACGCCGCCGATGCGCTTGTTGTAAGCCGGTGACCGATAGGCGCTGGTGATACGGATCGACGCGCCCAGACGCTTGCGGGCCTCGTCCAGCACCTTGGCGGTGCGCTCCATGTTTGGCCAGAGTTCCGCCGGAGGGTCGGTGTTAAGGTTGAGTTTCTCGTCGCTGGCTCCGCGGTAGAAGAACTCTTTAGCGGCGAAATGCTTCACGCCCCAGCGGTCGAGAACCCGCTGGAACTTTTGCTCGTTGCTCACTTCTTTTCGCGGCGAACAATTTCAATCAGAGCGATGACGGCGATGCCCGCGGAAGCGATGGCACCCATCAGTTCGGGCGAAAGTTTCCAGCCGACGAGAGCCAGCAAGGTGGCCGCTCCGGCATAGGTGGAAGGTTCTTTGAAACGGGCGAGGATGTAGTCGATCATGTTATTTGGACGAGGTTGGTTTTTGAAGAGGCACAGAAACGTGCAAAGTGTTTTTGGCAAAGTCCCACCCGAAGCGGACTTCGGAAAGATTCGCGCAGCCTGTCAGCGCAAAGGCGGCGAGGATAAGAAAGAGGCGCATGTTTTGACTACACCCGCACGCCGGATGGGGGTCAAGGGTTTGCGGGTTCGGCCTCGGTCAGTTGCTTTTCGATGCTGGTTGCGACGGGCAGTATTTGCGCCGCGGCATTTAAGCCGCCGTGCTTGCAGGCGAGATCAAGACATTGCATGACGATCTTGGCCTCTGCCTCGGTAAGCGTGACGGTCTTATTCATTGGGCTGCTCCTGCTGGCTGGCCAAGTAGGCTTGGGTCGCGGGAATCGCGGCGAGGACTGCCTCAAACGCGGCGGCGAGTTCGGGAACGGCCTGCATTATTTCGGGCGTCAACGGCGCGGTCATCTTTTGGACGAGTGAACCGTTGGCGAGTTCGCCGTCTTGCGTCGAGGGCAAGAGTTCGACCGTGATGCTGCCGCTATCAGCGGTCGGCTGGATGGCGGACAGACTGTAAACGTGGAGCCTGTCGTAGACCTTGGCGGCTACGGCGGGGGTTTCGATGGGTGTTGGATTCGGTATCATAAATTAGGTAGCGATGAGGCCCAAGGTGCGGAGGCGGGCAAGCAGATCGTTGAGGCGGGCTTGCGTTGAAGCGGCGTCGGTGGCGTCTGCTACGGCGGCTTGTTGGACTACGGGGGTTGCGCCAAAGAAGCCCAGCAGCGAGGAAGTCGCGCTGCCGATCTTGATGCCGCGCAGGATGCCTGTGCCGCCTGCTTCGGCGTCGAGGATAAACTCGTTGGATGCCCAGCGGAAATTGACGCGGTCAAAGTTGACGTTGTTCGTTCCGCTGACGGTGTTGTAGATGCGGAGATTTTGCGCGTTTGTTCCTCGACGGAGAGCCATCAAATTGTCGCCATCAGTGTGAATTTGGATTGTTCCTCCCGTGCCGCTCGCGCCCATTTGAAATACGCGGCCAGCAAAATCAAAAGTCGCGTTGTATTGGCATCGAAACGCCTCCACACCGTCACCATGCTGAACAACTAAAGAACCACTGTTAAAATTTGGCCCAACGCGCAATGCCCCAATAACCCGCACAGCACCTGCATCTGAAATTGAAAACCGCGTCACCCCATCCGTCTGAAACTCCAATCCTCTCGCCGCCCCGCCGCCAGAACCCTTCTCCGTGCCGATCTGAAACACGTTGCTGCTCCACTTGAGGAACCCGCGTTCGTGGTTCGTCGCGGAGGTGAAGGTGTTAAAAATTCTATACTCCTGCGCGTTGGCCGCATTTCTCTGCTCGATGATTCCAGCGCCACCGCGCTCAAGGATGGTGTCTAACGTTGATCCGATGGCCAGATTCGTTGCGGCCAGTAGCCCAGCCGTAGAGCCGTGCCATATTGGAGCGGGGCTATAAAAGCCGCTGTTGGAAAACTCGCTTAAATGCAGCGTTCCACCTCGCGTCATTCTCATTCGGCTGACGCCGCCAACTTGCAAATCAATAAGCGGAGAAGCCGTTGCGCTCGCGGTATTTGTCGCATTGAACCGAATGCCAGTGAACGTCACCGCCGCATTATTCCAAGTCTGCGCCAGATCCAGCACAGGCGCGGACGCCGTGAGCGTGCCGTTGTTGGCGGCGAGCGTGGTGAATGATCCGGCTTGTCCCGAAACCATCATCTGCCCGTTGCCCGCGGGGCCGGTGACGGTGCGAGTTGTTCCGGTGGGCAGGCCGGACAAATCAAACTTCAATTCTTTTGTGGGGTCAGTCGAGTTGTATAGCTCCCAGTTCCCGTCCGCGTTGACCTCTGGAAACGCGCCAAGGTAAGTCCAATCCGCGGCCACGCCATTGTTAGCGACACGCACATACAGTCCCGCGGGCCGTCGAGAAATTAGCCACAGGCCGGAACCCGCCTTGGCAAGGAAAACGGAGTCGAGGGCTGGTGTTCCAAGGGTGACGGGTAGCAAAGAACTGTCAGCCACTACGCCATCGATGTAGCTCGCGCCGCCTCCAGTGAGGTCAAGCGCGTCCGTAAATGGATTGTATTTCCAAGCCATCGCTTACGGGTAGACGAGTGTCTGGGTCAGCACATTGCCGTTGCCGTCGTAGGTAAAGTTTTCGGTCAGCACCGTCGCGCCGGACGCACCGCCTTGTTTATAGACGATCTGCGTGCAGTTAGTGCCAGTCCAAGTGAAGGCGCGGTAGTCGTAGGCAGGCTTGTTCTCCGCGAGCAGCGCAGGCTTGCCATCCGGCCCCTGTGCAACGAGGACGACGTTGCTGGCAACGCGGTTCCAGTCTTGAATCTTTACGCTCATTTACTTGACCCCTTTCAAAGTGTGATGCACATCGCGGATCGACTGATCGATCTGGTGCAGCGACTGGTTGAGTTTCTCCGCATTCGCGTGCCGCTGGTCGCGTTCTTGTTTGAGTTCGACGAGGAAAGAATCACGCGCCTTGTCCAAGTGGTTGATGAACGCCGGAGCGACCTTGACCAGCAGCATGATGGCGCTGAACGCAACCAGTCCAAAGCTGCCCAGTTCGGCCACAGTGCGAAGCCAGCCGAAGGACTCCATGACCGGCGCGGCAGTAGCAAACACGCCGAAGGTTCCGGCGGTCAGCATCGCGGCGCTGGTTTTTAGTTCAAGGATCATGGCGCTTCGTCCTTCTTAATTTCAACAATGTCCACCCCGTTGAGAAACGACTGGAGTTGCGCGACGGAAAACTCCAAGAGCATGGCGTTTTGACTACACCGCGCCGCGGCATAGGCTTCGATCAGCTTGGCCAGTTGCTCTTTCATTGCTCCTCGACTCCAAGCCATGCCAGCCAGAGGGTGTGTTCTGCGGTGGCCATTTCTTCAAAGGTTGGCGCTTCGGCGGGCGCTTCTTCACCTTCGACCGGCTCGTCGTTTTGTTGGCGGTGAAACGTGACAAGGCGCGTTGCCGTATCGTGGACAAACTCATACGTCGCGCTGGTTTCGTTGCTGTCGATTAGCGTCATCATGTGGCGTAGTAAGGAATCTTGCGACTGGTGCCGTTGATGGAGACGACAAGGTAACCAGCGGCCAAAGCGGGCAGCGTTGATCCGCCTGCGGTTGTCGAGGCGGTTGTCGCAGTGGTGCCGCTGCTGACGGTCAAGTCGCCTGCGATGTGGAGGCGGCTGGAGGGGGATCCGGTTCCAATGCCTGTGTTCCCATTGGACGCGATCCGCATGCGTTCGGTGTTGTTTGTCGTGAACAGCATTGGATGGTTTGTGCTTGTTCCGGTGTATCCGGCAGCGGCGTCAACAAATGACAAAAGTGAAACCGTCCCGTTGCGAACAACCATGTCCGCTGTGGTTGTTCCGCTACTAAACACATCCAACTTTTTTGCTGGCGAACTCGTCCCAATCCCCACATTCCCGCTGGCGTCGATCCGCATGGCCTCCGTCCTAATGCCCGCGCTTGTCGTATACATTAGCGCAAGACCGCCGCTTACATATCCACTTGGCCCAAACCTCAATATATTCGACGGCCCTCCGGCATAGGCAAGGTCGCCAAAGCCCGCGTTTTGTGCGGAATACAGGAGGTTTCCATTTGTGTCAGCAACATGCAGTCGCGTCGTTGCCGAACTCGTCCCAATCCCCACATTCCCGCTGGCGTCGATGCGCATGCGTTCGGTGTTGTTTGTTAAAAACGCTACTGGATGGTTGCTATGTGTTCCGAAGTGTTCAACACCACTTATTTTGTATCCCACGAAAGAGGTGATGGTGCCATCGCTCAAATATAGCTTTGATGTTGTGACAGGGCTGCTTGTGGTTCCAATCAGCACATTCCCGCTGGCGTCGATCCGCATGCGTTCGGTGTTGTTTGTAGTAATCCGAAAATCGTTTCCAACGACGCCGATTCTATTCCCCTCATTCGTTGATGCGTCGTCTTGTAAAACAATTTCAGCGCCCGAATCGGTGCTTTCAAATCTTGCCACAAAATCTGTCGTGCCAGAATTTACATGAAGGGTTCGCGTTGGTGATGTCGTCCCGATCCCCACGCTTCCGGTAGTCACAACATTTTGGCTCCCGAAATTTGGAGCGATCTTTGTTCCGGCAATCGCCGCTGTAGGCGAAATGCTCAAATTGGTGATCGACTCCGGCGCGGCGTTGACGCCTGCGACCATGACGATGGCTCCGTTGGCATCCGTTCCAAAAAACTGGTTGGCGACGGCTGGGATGGCGGCGGACTCCGGCGCGGCGTCAGTCAGTCGCACGCATCGCGCCACAGCGCGGCCAAGCTGCTGGACGAGATACGTCAGCTTGTCGAGCGCACGTTCGTGGCTGGCCGCGGGGAAGTCGCCGCCTTCGGCGTAGGTCGTCGTCTGGGTTGCAGGCACTTCGCGGTAAATGGTGAGCGTGCTGGTCGTTGGGATGGCGACGGAAGTGCGGACAGTGCCGCCGTTGACGTTACCGGCTCCGGTATGATTGGTCAGCGTGACGACGCTCTCGACGCCCGCGGAGGTGCGGGCGATAGCCTTCAAGTGGCTGTTTTCTTGGAAAACAAACGGCACAGCATAACTCGTCGTGGTCGAGTTATTGCCTGCGTATTGGATTCGTGAAGTATCGGACTGAACGGCCATGTTAGTGATTTGACTAAACCTTCGGGTGCATGGTGGCGCAATAGTTTATTGCTCGCCGCTAAAGACGTTGTCGCCTACTTCGACGGTGTCCTTGACCAAGTTGCTGATGGCGGCGGCTCCGGCGATGGTGTTGTTGAAAAGTCCAGCGGTGGACAGGATGCGGTTGACGTCGCGGACGATGTCGCGGAACTCGGCTTCGCCTTCCAGCACTTGCGCCGGATACTCGGTCAACATGCGCTTGGCCGCTGGCACCGCGGGCGCGATGTCAAAAAGCGGGCCACTGGGCGTGTAGACTCCGAAGGCGTTGAAGATGGCGCTCTCGACGGCCTCGCCCACCACGGGGAATCCGTAGAGCGGGTCGCTGATGAGCATCGCGGCCATCCGGTTCCAGCCCCAGTTCTTCTCGTCAAAAGTCTCTTCGTCGTCGTCATCGCGGAGGTCGCGAAAGGCGTTGCGGATGATGGTGCCGACAAGCCCGTTCAAGACGAGGACGTAGAAGACCGCTTTGCCAAAATCCTTTCCGCTGCCCTTGGCTCCGGCGTAAAGGCCCAGCCCCAAGTTCTTCCGCGCCTCGCTGCTGAAGGCCCAGACGGCACGCGCCACGGGGTTAGTGCTGTTGATCTCAAAGATCGACCGCGCACCGGCTCGCGTCGGCTGGGCGATTTCGTCCACGATGCGCTCGGTGGCCTCGCGGGCGTAGTCCGCGGCCTCCTGCCCGCCCATGCCGTTCTGGCGGGCTTGGGTCATTTGGTAGTCGTAGACGATGGCGTAGGTGCCTGCGGTAAAAAGTCCGTCAAACCCGCTGATGAGCGACCCGATCCGGCGGGCGGCTTCGCGGATGGCGTTCGGCTTTTCGGAGCGTAGCCCCTGCATGGCCAAGGCGACCGCGGGCGGCATGTCTTTGATCCGGCGCTGGATGTAGGCGCTGTCGAGCGCGGTCTTCCATCCCAAGCGACCAGACATGAGTTTGCCAAAGCGCGAGAGGTAAGCGCCCACGGGCATCTTGGCCGACGCCGCGCCAAGCTGGGTGACTTGCAAGGCCAAGGTCGAGATGCGCCCGAAAAGCGCCATCGTGGCAAAGTTGCCGGTCATCCGGTTGATCATCTGATTGATGGCCAGATGGTTCGCTGCGTCCTTGTTTCCGCCCTGCTGGAAGTATTGCAGCCAGTTGTTCATCACTGTCGCGGCCTGCTCACCGGCCTTGCCCTTGACCACGTTGCGTGTGTCGCGGTGGCCCAAGAGCGCGGAGACTTCGCCGTTGAACTCGGCGTAGGCTTTCCAGTGCGCCATCTGAAGCATGTGGCCGAAGTAGGTCTGCACCGCATCGCGGAAGACTGGCTGGGCGATGGCCCCGCCGCGGGAACGGAGGGCGCTGGGCGAGTTTGCCCCAGCGGCAAAGACGCCGCCGGTCACCGGATCGATGCCCGCCTGCTGGGGAGCGCGGATGCTTTCGACGACGAGCGGCGAGTAGAACTGGTTCTTCGGGAGGTTCAGCCCGTAGACCTTGCGGTAGACCTTGTTGATGGCCTCGTATTCCGCGTCGTATTTGTCGAGGAGGTATTGCCGGATGGCTTTGGCTTCACCGCGCAGGAGCTTCTCGGCCTTGTTGACGAAGTCTTGGTTGTAGTGCCACTTGCCCGCGGGTTGGCCGTCGCTGTCGAAGAATCCCTCCATGTGCTGGCGACCCTTCGGCTGCATCCACATCATGCTGATGGCCATGAGTTGGTTCTGGCTGTAGGAGACGCCGTCGATCTCCTCGTCCATCCGCGAGAGTTCAAAAAGCAACTGCTGCCCCTGCATCTCGCCGCCGCCCAGTTCGGAAAGAAACGCGGCCCACTCGTCGGAAAGCGCGGCAATGTCGTCGCTCTTGGCATTGTCGGCCTTGCGCTGCCGGTCGCTGATCTGGCGGGCGATCTTGCTGTCGTTGCCAAAGACGTAGCGCAGGACTTGGTCGAAGTTGAGGAGGTTGAGCATGGCGCTCTCCCACTTCGATGGCAGGCTGTTCTCGCGCTTCAGAGCGTCTTGGCGGGCCTTGTCGTCCTCTGCGGATACTCCGGCATCCTTGGACAAATCGGTGCGGTCGTAGCCCCGCTTGGTGCGCTGGGCGATGATGCGCTGCTGCTCGCCCTTGTAGGCGCGGTTGAGGACGTCCTTGCCCATCGTGACCGCGGCGGCGCGTTGGCTGCTGTCGGCGTTGGCCCAGTCGGCAAAGAGCGGCACCATCTGCGCGGCCATCATGGCGTGGGTTTCCTCGTAGGGGTTGAGTTCGCCGTTTTCGATCCGCGCCCACTGGCCGTCGGCATACGCTTGCGCCTCCTCGGCGCTCCACTCGGTGGCCTCCTTGAGCTTGTCGAACAGATCGTGGACGTCCGCGCCCAGCTTGCCCTTGGGTTTCTCCCCTGCCCCGCTGCGCTGCGGCTTGGCCCGCTTGAAGAGCTCGACTGCGGCGGTGTTGTATTCGTCGCGTAGGAACTTTTCCAGCGCCTCGTTGATCCGGTTGATGCGCTGGATAAAGACGTCGGCAATGGCGCGGTCGGCGCGAGTTGGGTCGAGGTTGCGCTCGGCGCGGTAACCGGCGGGAAGTTCGGTCTTCTTTTGCGCCTCGCCAATGTTCAGACCCTCGCGCATCCACGCGGAGATGATGGCACCAGACATGCCGCGGACTTCGCTGACCTTCTGGTCGCCCTTGAATACGTCCATTGGATCGACCTTGGCCAGTTGCGTGTAGCCGCCGATCTTGCTGCGGACTTCCGGCGGCAGCACCGAAATGATGCCGTCGAGTTCGCCCAGTGCTTGCAGGATTTGCGTGCGGCGCATCTGCGCGAGGTCGCCGTCCTGCATACCGGCGAGCATGTCGCGGTTGTCGGCCATGACGCGGAGAAACTTCTCCTGCGCCTTCTCGTAGATTTTGACGCGCTCCAGAGGGTCGCGGTCGAGCCGGTTCAACGCCGCGCCGACGCGGTCGATTTCGGACTGGGTGGAGATGGAGTAACTGCGCGTGACAGATGGCGTTTCGCCATTGGCCCAGCGTTCCAAAAATCCATGCACGCGAGTCCACTTACCGGACTCCAACATCATGGCGGTGCCGTTGCCCAAGTCGT